GGTCGGCTAGTTTGAACTTTAAATACCAAGACTGTATGGCTGAATTAATGGATGGTGAAGAAAAAATAGGCCATGTAGCAGGAAGATTAGGAGGAGGTATAGAGTTGCAATTAGAAGGAGATGAAAACAAAGAATTATCATTATACGCTTCACCAAAATCTATTTGGAATGCGTACTGTAAAGCTATTAATAGAGAAAATTTGAAGGTAAATGAAGATTGATACTAAATATAAGATACCATTACAAGGAGAATACCACAGGGGAATTTTCTACTGCCCTAATTGTGGTATTAGTGTTGATACAGCTGATGAAACGATTGGTTTTGCTGAATCTGATATGGGAATTATGGTCATAATAGAGTGTCCTGAGTGTTTTACTAAATGGTATTTTCATAATTCAGCAGGTACCTTTGTTACAGGATTGACTCATTATTACTGGTTTTTAGAAAGCATAAAATTAGGAACAAATAAACATTTTACTTAATTATGAAAACACTTAAAGAAATTAAAGAGGAAATACTAGACAAATTAAAATTTCCGACAATTGTAGGATCAGATGAATGTAATGCCGAAATAATTCAAGAAGAATTGAATAAAGCAAAAATTGAAGGTTATAAAGAAGGTTTAGCAGATTATTATGATTGTGTGCAACAGGATAATGTAAATACTTATAGTCTACTAATAAAAAAAGAAGAGTGATTTATGTCAGAATTTAAGATTGTTTTTGAAGAAATTAATTACACTAAAGAATATAAAGGTGTTTATAAATTGAGGGAATTTGATATTGAGTTGCCAGAAAAAATTAAGGAATATTTTGAGGGATGTGAAGAAGCAATGTTAGAGAGTTTAGGAGGTTTTAAGATTGAGGCAAAAATAATTAAAAAAGAAGAAGATGAAAGACCACAATTTGATCCTGAATATCTTATGGAAGATGAACACCCTGATAAAAAGAAAAAGCAGGAAATCTTGAATGCAATTAACAATGAAATTAAAAATTGTGAAAGAACGATCATGGATACTCCTGCAAAATATAAATCTATACAAGAAGAAGCTGTTTTCATGCAAAAGGCATATAGAATTACTAAACAAATCATAAACAAATACCTATGAACGAAATAAAAGGATTCTATAAAGATAAAAAAGGCAATACAAAAGCGCAGAAAGGCACTTGTGCAGAATGTAAACTTTACGAAAATGCCAAGACGTATGCAATGAAGCCTTATGGTAATTTTCGCCTGAGAATCTTGAATTTAGGTGAAAGTCCTGGCGCTCAAGAAGATGAAGAAGGGAAGCCATGGCAAGGTAAAGTAGGCAGAATTTTAAAACGTACATACAAGCGTTTAGGCATAGATTTGTTTGAGGATTGTGTAAATTTGAATAGTTGTAATTGCAGACCATCGGGCAATAAAAAGCCAACAAAGAAACAGATTGACGCTTGTAGAAATATGATGGTTGAAAAAGCGATACGTGAATATGAGCCGGATTTGATTATGCTTTTCGGCAGTGCTGCATTAGAATCTTTTTTAGGACATCGTTGGGGTGAAGCACTTGGAGGTATCAATAAATGGAGAGGATATTGCATACCGGACCGTGATTATAAAGCATGGGTTTGTCCGGTTTTTCATCCATCTTACATTGCACGAATGGATGAAGAAGTTTACAACATTTGGATAAGAGATTTAGAAAGAGCGATTGGTAAGTTAGATGAAGAAAGACCGAGATTTAAAAAACCGGATATAGAATTTATTGATGATCTCTCCGTGTTGTATGATATAAAAAGTGATCTTACTGCCGTTGATTTTGAAACTACTGCGCTAAAGCCTGATGCAAAAGGACAGAGAATCGTTACTTGTTCTATTGCCGATACTGTTTATCACGCTTACGTTTTTGAACTGCCGAAAACACGTAAAGAGCAGAAGCCATTGCTTGATTATCTGCAAAATCCTGATATTGGTAAAGTTATGGCAAACGGTAAATATGAAATTCGTTGGGCTTTACAAAGATTGAAAGTAGAAATACGTGGCTTTCAGTTTGATAGTATGCTTGCGAGTCATGTATTGGACAACAGAACAGGTGTTACAGGATTAGATTTTCAGGTTTATACACGGTTTGGATTGATTGATTACAGTAGTAAAGTGAAGCCATACATAAAGCCAAAAGATTCTACCGGCAACAGCAAAAATAAAATATTCGAGCTTATGGAGACTGAAGAGGGAAGAGAAGAACTAATGTATTATAACGGGATGGACACGATTTGTGAACTTAGAATCGCTTGGCAGCAGATTGAAGAATTGGATTATGATTTTATTGGTATTGTTTAAATTATGTGTGAAAAACGGTTTTACTGGACTTAATTAAATGAAAAGAAATAATAATTAAAATTTAATAAAATGACAGAAGTTGAAAAAATAATTAAACAAAAGCAAAAAGACGCAGTAGAAAAATTGCGTTTATTTAGTGTTAGCGGTAGTCTTAGACCAGTTCTGCTACTTGCTTCATATTGTGGCGATGATAACCCAAATTGCACGGACACAAAACCGTGTGACGAATGTTTGAAAATGTGCAATATTGCCTTTGTTGAAGATAAAGCTATTGATATAAATAAAGTTGTTTGCGGTTTTAATTTTATAGAAGATTACCGCTAACGTCTGTATAAACATACTTCAAAATATTGAACTATGAGTAATATATCTGAAAAAGAACGACAAACGTTAGAAAAATTTCTACAATTCGTGTATAAAAATGAAATTTCAAATGAATTTTTGGTTCAATTAATTGAATTGACAGGAGGTTTTTCTTAATCTACAAACTATTTCTGATTATGCAAAAAAAAGAATTATCATATAATGGAGTAAAGAAAACAAGGTATATTCGTAAAATCTTTAATGTAAAATTTGTTATAGACAATGAATAATACAATGCAACAATTACAACAAAAAGACGCTTATAAATTACTTCATTATGGCTCTATTGCTTTTGCACGAGCTGAACAACAAGGCATTAGAGTTGATACATCTTATTTAAATCAAAAGCAGAAAGAGCTTACTGATGATATAGAAAAAGTAGAAAATAAATTAAAAAACACTAAGTTTTGGAGGGAGTGGAGAGAAGCAAGAAACGGCCAAGAGCCGAATTATAACAGTAATCCACAACTTAAATATTTTCTCTATCAGGTAAAAGGATATGAGCCGTTCAAAACTACTGCAACCGGAGCCGGTTCTACTGATGAAGAATCTTTAAAACAACTTGGTATTAAAGAACTGGATTATATTCTTCGGATTCGTAAATTAAAGAAAATTCGGGATACTTATTTAAACGGTCTTTTGGTTGAAACTGTAAGAGGATATATTCATCCATTTCAAAACTTGCACACAGTCAGGACATTTCGTTCATCGTCTTCACTTTTTAACTTCCACAACTTACCAAAGCGTGATGATGAGGCGATGAGAGCAGTTCGCAGTGCAATATATCCTCGTCCGGGACATCGTTTTTTAGAAGTTGACTTTGGTGCATTAGAAGTTGCTATTTCTGCTTGTATTCATCAAGACCCGACAATGCTTTCTTATTTGCGTGAAGGAGGAGATATGCACAAGGATGTAGCAGAACAGATTTTCATGATGAACATAGACAAATCTACTGAATATGGTAATTATCTTCGTAAGGCGACAAAAAATTCGTTTACTTTTCCACAGTTTTACGGAGATTATTATAAAAACAATGCTTCATCTATTTGTAAATGGACGGGTCTTCCGTATAAAAAATTCAGAAAAGGCAAAGGCACTAAACTTGAAGACAAATATCTTTCTGATCATTTCATAGAAAACGGTATAAAATCTTATGATGATCTTGTAGAACACATGAGAAATATTGAAGATGATTTTTGGAATAATCGTTTTCCGGTTTATCAAAAATGGAAAGATGAAATCTGGGAGTTTTACAAAGAAAATGGGTATATAACATCTCCAACCGGGTTTGTATTTAAAGGAGTGATGAGAAAGAATGATGTGAATAATTATCCAGTTCAGGCTTCGGCTTTTCATTGTTTATTGTGGTCTTTTATTCAATCAGATTGGAAAATAAAAAATGAAGGGTGGAGATCAAAACTTGTAAATCAAGTTCATGATAGTATGCTTATTGATAATCATCCAGATGAATTTGATGATATGATTGATGTGGTCAAACAAATTACAACTGTTGATTTGTCAAACAATTGGGGTTGGATTATAACTCCACTAACAGTAGGATTTGAAGCCGGTGAAGTGGATGAGAGTTGGGCTGATATAAAAGAAATTGATGTTTGATGAAAATTTTCTTTGAGTTTTTGAAACTTTATTTTAATTTTGTCGTATAACATTATAGAAAACAAAAATTAATTATTATGAGAAACTATTATTTTGAAAAAGCAAAAAAAAATTATCGAGGAAAACAAAAATGATCTCGATAGAGCAACTTTGGGAATGTATGAAGATTGGTTTTGGACAGGAGAAGATGTGTGGGTTAATGGTGAATTTGTTAAAAATTTGGATGCGTGTCCTGAAATAGTAGGGATAAGAGGTTCTACTTGGGCAACTCCTACTTTGAGATTATTGTTTAAAGATGGAACAGACAAGTGTATTGATGTAAGCGATAAGAATGAAGAAGATGGAAAGGAATATGATAAGCCTTATTATTTAACATTTGGACCTCTTTCTGAAGAAGTAGATCAATCAATGCCTCCATTGGAAAACGAATAAAATTTAAAATCATGCAACAAAAATCATTTAAACAAAAACTAAGAGAAGTAGAATCCGAAGAGAACAAAATTCTACAGAAAGTACACGATGCAACAAATGAACATCTTACACCGGGCATGGTGATTAGTTGGGCAGAAGAATTGAAGAAATTGCGTTGGCAGAGAGATGTTATTGAGCATAATCTTGATGAAATTGGAGAAAGGAGTAATTAATTATGAATTTAACAGAAATAGATTCTGAAACAAGAAAAGATTTATTTTATTTAAAATATCCATTTAGTACACACGGAAATACACAGGCTGAGGTATGTAAATGGTTACGGGAAAAAAGAGGTTATCATATAATGATTTCTTTCAATGATGGAATGTGGAAAGCAGATATAATTGATATAAGAATTTATAAAGATGAAATTATAGCAGATACGAAGTTGCAAGAATCATTTGAACAAGCTGAATTAACAGGCATAAAAGAAGCAATTGAAATCTTAAAAGAAAAATAGAATGAAAACATTTGAAGTGCTTAACATAGACGGGCAAGTTGTAGAAACTCGTGAAGCCGGTAGTTATCAACAAGCAATAGAAGAATTTATGAGAGATTACAATTCCAATCGCTATTTGCTTCGTGAGAAAAAAGATTTTAGAGATTTTATGCAGATGAAGGCTGATGTAGAAGAAGGAATCAGAAACTGTCTTACAACTTATTTGCAACAGTTTGAGGATGCTACCGGACTTACTGTAACCGATATTGATATTGATTTTATCAACAGTTCACTGCGAGATAATGTAAACAGAGGAGCAGAAATGATTAGTGATGTAAAACTTAAACTTGATTTGACAGATGACTAATAAAGTAGAAGTAATTAAAGAAAAAGATGAGGATTTTGAAGATTATAAACCGGGTGATATTTTTTTCGATCCTTATACCAGGGATTTTTATATTTTAGCTGAAATTGGTGGAAATTATCATAGCAGAGAAATGAAAATGATAAATTTGAGAAATGGAAATAGAAAATCGGATGTTGATAAAACGTTGAAAGAATTAACAGCAGGGTTAAATTTTTGGGGAAGAGATGTAAAAATAAAATTAGTAAAATATGAGTGAATTAAATTACGAACAGGATTTAAAAATATCAGTAGACGATCTTGATCTGGAGTGCAAAGAACAATCGGAGCTGATGTTTAAATATTCTGAACATGCAGCGAATACAGAAAAAGATCGTGACAATAAGAAGGCAAATTTAGAATACATTCACGCACAACTTGATAAAGAGATACGGGAGGACCCGGACAAATACAATTTGGGAAAGATTACTGAAGGAAAAGTAGATGCAGCGATTAAACGACAGAAGAAGTATCAGGAGGCAGAGAAAGCGTATATTGAGGCGAAGTTCGAGGCAAGTGTAGCGAAAGGAGCCGTGCAGTCGTTTAGTGATAGAAAAACACAGTTAAGTAATCTAGTTGAGTTATACAAGGGTCAGTATTTTGCCGGGCCTTCCGTTCCTCGTGATATTTCTGCCAAGTGGAAAGAACGGCAAGAATTGAAACAAAAACAAGTGAATAAATCAATAAAACAAAACAGCAATGGTAGGAGAAAGCAAGATTAAAGAAGCATTCTGGCAAGCAGTTAAACAAGCTGGCGTGGATAATGATCAGCTCAGAAGTGGAGTAAAGATTATATTCGAGTTTAACAATCAGTTATATTGGATTAATACTGAGAGTGATTATTATGATGAAAATAATCTTTACAGTGAACTCGAAGCTCGTGCAACGAAAGCTGTGCTTTATAAACAGCATCCTGATGGAGAGATGATGAAAGAATTGTATAAACAGCAGAATGAATCGAAAGAGAGTAGTTGGAGTGAAGCGGATAAACTGTTTATCGCATCTTGTTTTGCTATGAGTGGTATTATGTCACGAGATTCTCGATATAAAAAAATGGATGATGTAGCTGATGATTCTATAGAGCAAGCAAAAATATTATTAACCAAATTAAATGAATAAATTATGACTAAACAACAAGAAGAAACAATGGAAAATCCACAAGACAAAGCGTGGGTAAACGTAGAACGAACAGTAAATCTTGGAAATTACGAAAATATTAAGATTTCTGTTGGTGGTAGTAGAACAATTAGTGAAAATGAAGATTTAGTTGAAATTAGAAAAGACATGACCGAAGAAGCATTGGATGAAGTAGATGAACTTGCAAAGTATTATAAAGAAAAACGGTAGTTGAAATGAATGTCTGGACAATAATAACAATAATTTTAGCAGTGATAATTATAATACCGCTTGTACTCTGGTGGTGGAGTTTCTTTATCTCCAACGGAGCGGCAAGTGGTAAAATTTCAGCAATGTTTAACAGTAAAAATGATAAAAATGACGAAGAAAAAAACAAATGAACTGGCAAACAAAGTAAAAGCCAATCGTGAAAAACGAAAGAAAGAAGCATCTTCTTATAAACATTTTGTTCTGCCGGAAGGCATGGAGATGTTTAATGAGCCAAAAGAAGATGGCAAAGAAACTTGGCTTGATTTTCTGATGTATGAAGTAACTAACGAGCATCATCTTGACCGGGATGATGAAAATGAAGTCGCACAGCCGGGTGATCAATGGTGGGTCTGTCGATACAAGATTCACTATAGCTTAGGTCCGACAGGCAAGATGTCAAGAGTATGTCCAGAAACGTTTGGCAAGCCTTGTCCGATATGTGAGGCAATTCGTGGAGGAGAAGTAGATCAGGAAGAAGCCAAGAAAATAAGAGCGAAGCATCGTGAATTGTATGCAGTAGTGCCGTCAGGAGCTAAGAATTATGATGAAGAGGTGCATCTGTGGGATATTTCTTATCATAATTTCAGGAAGAAGTTTGATTCGGATTTTGATATTGACCCGGATGAGAATGCACGTTTCTTGGACTTGGAAGATGGTCTCGTGGTACGTGTAAGATGGCGAAAAGAATTGAATCAGGCAGGCAAGCCATATGGAGTAGCTGATAGAGTTGATTTTTACGAGAGAGATGAAAATGATCCGGTTGTAGAAGAAGGAGAACGTCTTTTGAAAGATGTACCTCAGTTGGATGAATGTCTTGATCTTCGCAGTTATGACGAGTTGAAACGACTGTTTTGGGGAGAGCCTGAAGATCAACAGGATGATGAAGAAGATGAGCCTCCGTTTAAAGAGAAAGAGGAAGAGACTCCAAAAAGAGCCGGGCGTAAAAAGAAATCTGTAAAAAGTGATGAAGATCGTCCTGCAAAAAAGAGTACACGAGAGAAGAAAGTAAAAGAAGAGGAGCAGGAGGAGGAAGAAGAGGATAAGCCTAAAAGCAGAGTTAAAAAACAGGCTGGTACTCATAAGAGAATACAAACTAAAAAGGAAGAAGAACCGAAAAGACAGCCAAAAGAAGAGGAAGAGTACGAATGTCCGGCAGGATATAAATTTGGAAAAGATTTTAACAAATATGAAGAATGCGAAGAGTGCGACATATGGGAAAACTGCGGAGAAGAATATGAAGAAAAATACAAGAAAGGATAATATGGCAAAGAAACAGCAGAAAAATCAAACTAAAAAGTATGGTGGTGGTCTCCTTAGGACCACTGCCACTTCTATTGAAGATTCATCTTTTGTTTTTTATCTGGCTTTTGTAAGTATTATAGTACAGTTTATTCATAACTTACTTGCCGTGGCTGGTACATTCGATTTGTTTGTTATAGATGAAGCATTTGTATTGTTTTTATTGGAGTGGCTTTTGGCTATAACAATTGCAGCCGTGTTTGCAGCAAGTTTGTTTTATTTTACTATTAAAGCCGGTTCGATTGATCCTGATAAAAAACGAAAAGATCACACAAAAGAGCCGGTTAGACGGCAACAAAAGAAGTATAATCAGATTGTTTGGGGATTTGCAATATTTGACACACTACTTGATTTTTATTTTTGGGTGTATATCGTGTTTATGAACAGTAATATCGGTGGAGTAACTGATCTTTATAGTGTAATGCAGGAGCGTTGGATACTGCTTATAGTTATTATACCAATTGTTGTGTATTTGCCTCAGACACTTAGGTTTTATGCAAGAGAAATTGAACTTTCAAAATTTGTGGAGGATAAATGAGCATAATATTCGGAAAGAAAGAAAATTTTGATGAACAACAAATGGCGAATTTAGGAGCCTCTGTACCGCATAATCTTAAAATGTTTTTCACGCTTTATGGCATTTATCTTGGCAAGAGCAAATCGTTTATCGTTCGTGATTGTCTTGAAGAGCGTCGTCAAAAAGTAGAACATGAAGAGCATATTACGGAGAATTATATGATGGAGGCGATAGCTGATGAAGCTGCAAGAGAGTGGAAAAACAAGGATAAGATAGATGGTACTTTTTATCCAACTTATCAGCATTTTCTTGATACGGTTTTGGAGGCTCTTAAAAAACGTAAATTATCACAGGAATATATTGATCGTATAATGCAAAAAATTAACAGGAAGTTAGGTGAATAAAAATGGAGATTAATAAATTTAAAGGTGATGAATTTAAAATAGGAAATACAGTTAAAGTAATGTATTTTACAGTAAAATTAGACGAAAAAGGAGAAGCATGGAAAGAAATAATATGGTTACAAGGGACAATAATTAATATGATGGAAGGAGGATCAGCAGATATATTAATGCTTGATCCTGAAACAGGAGAATTTAAAATTAAACATACTGATTATGGTTATTATAAATTAATTTAATTATGGCTGAACAACAAAAAAGAACGAGAAAAACTGATACTCAACAAGAGAAGTTATCTGATCAAGTAGAAAAGAAGGTAAGTAAAAAAGAGGAAAAAGAAGAGGGTGCAAGTTTTAAGCCTTATGAGGGTAATTTTGAACAAATGATTAGTACAGGTAGTACACTTTTTGATCTTGCTATTTCTGGAGGAAGAGTTCGTGGGGGAGGAATACCATCGGGCATTATTATGGAATTATCAGCTTTACCTTCAATGGGTAAATCTGCGACGCTTTGCGAAATAGGAGGTGATGTAGAAAGAAAAGGAGGGGAAACAAAACCAATGGACCCTGAAGGAAGGCTTTCTTCTACTTTTGCGCAAATATTCGATTATAATTTACCACAAGATCAGATTGAAATGCCTGAAACACCATTTGATGTGTTTAATATAATGAGAGAATGGAAACCTAAAGATAAAAATAAGATTAACTGCATACTTGTTGATTCTTCTGCTGCTTTAGTGTCAGATTTAGAACTTGAAAATAAGAAAGATGAATATTCAAGGCGTTCTAAACTTTTTTCACAGGAACTTAGAAAGTCTGCACGTCCAATTAAGAAAAATAATTATTTAATGGTTTTTTCTAATCAACTTAGAGAAAATGTAGGAGCTTTACCGGGACAGGATAAATACTATACACCTGGAGGACAGGCTTTTGACTTTTATGCAAGTCTTCGTGTTCGATATACTAAAATGAAAAATCATGAAATGAAACATGAAGAGACAATTGCTGGAAAAAAAGTGGAAGAAACGATTGGAATTAAAGTACAGGCCAAAATTTTCAAGTCAAGTGTTTGGAAACCATATCGTACTGCTCCTTTATACATTATATTTGATTATGGAATAGATGATATAAGAGCAAATTTAGAATATTATAAAAAGTATACGGGTGCTACAATGTTTTATGCAGGAAAGAAAAAACTGCATCAGGGAATAGAAGATTCAATTAGAAAAGTAGAAGAAGAAGGATTAGAAGAACAATTAAGAGAGGCAGTGATTGATTTGTGGGAAGAGATTGATAAAAAATTTCAGACAAATAGAAAAAAGAAAAAACGATGAGTAAGAAGAAAATTAAGCCTCAATCTGCCAAGAATAAAGGAAGAAAATTTCAGCATTGGATTGCAGAAAAAATATCTGAACTTACAGGATATAGTTATGGCAGCGCAGGTCAGGATAAAGAAATCGAGTCGAGGCCGATGGGCCAATCAGGAACAGACATTCGGATGGAGTCTCACGTGTTGAAAAAGTTTCCATATAGCATTGAAGCCAAACATCAGGAGAATTGGTCTGTTCATCAATGGATTCAGCAAGCAAAAGAAAATCAAATGCAGGGAACAGATTGGCTTTTGTTCTGTAAGAGAAATAGAAAAGACCCAGTTGTAATAATGGATGCAGAAGTGTTTTTTGAACTGTTAAAGAAGAAAGAAAATGTCATCGAGTAACGCATATAATCAACAAAATATAAAGCCATTTAAAGGAGGTCTTGTCAAGATTGAGTTTGAGGCTAGAGGGATGAAAGATTTAACCGGAATTATTAGAGGTAATCATCGTCGATTCATTATTTTCGATGTAAACAAATCCGGTTTTGAAATAAAGATTAATTATAGTTCAATTAAATCAGTAGAGAGGATTAAATCTAAAAATAAGGAAAAGAAATGATTAGGGATTTAACAATCAGAAATTTTCTATCACATAAAAATACAAGGCTTCAATTTGATAAAGGAGTGAACGTGTTTGTTGGTCAATCTTACGCTGGTAAATCATCAGTAATACAAGCAATAAGATGGCTTATCAATAATCGTCCGTCAGGAGATAGTTTTCGCTCATTCTGGGGAGGGACAACAAAAGTATCCATGACAACTACTGAAGGAGATCGTGTCCAACGCATTAAATCTAATAAATTAAATGAATATCGGATAAATGATAAAGAACCATATCGTGCTTTTGGAACTGATGTGCCGGATGATGTTAAAAAAACGCTTAATTTTGGAGAGATTAATCTTGCCACTCAATTTGAGCCTCATTTTCTTATTTCACGTAGTTCTGGAGAAATTGCTCAGTATTTTAATCGTATTGCTGGATTGGATCAGATTGATGAAGGCGTGAAAAACGTGAACAAATGGATACGACAAATTCAATCTGAAAAAGAAGCCGATGAGAAAGAAAAAGTGAGAAAACAAGAGGATTTGAAGCAGTATGAAGATTTAGATGAGATTGAAGCAAAAGTAAAGAAACTGGAAAAATTTGAACAAAAGAAAGAGGATTATGATAAGGAAATTGAAAACATTGCACATTATATTGAAACGATTGAAACACTTGACAGAGAAATTGAGAATATAGAAAAGAAAATAGAGGCTGAAGATAAAGTAAATGAAATTATTGAACTATATCAAAAGCGAGATAGTATTGCAGCAGATATTGAAGAGCTTTACGAGTACAGAGATACGATAGAGGTTGTAGAAAAAGAAATTGAAGATAACAGTAAAAAAGTAAAAGCAGAGAGTAAGATCAATGAAATTACGGATTTGATTGACCGTCGTGATGAAATTGAGTCTTCTGTTTCCGATCTGTATAAATTAAAGTATGATATTGAAAAGATAGGCAGTGATATTGAGGCTACAGAGAATAAATTAAATGAATTGGAAGAAGAATTTCATGAAAATTATAGTGGTGTTTGTCCACTTTGTGAAGGATCGGGTGAAATCTAAAAATTAAATTATGAAACAACCAGATGCAATATTTACAGCAGATGTTCACATTCGGAGAGACAATCCGAGATGCAGAACAGATGATTTTTTAGGTGAACAATGGAGAAAATTGGATTGGCTTTCTTATTTGCAGAAACAATATGATGCTCCAATCTATATAGCAGGAGATTTGTTTCACAAAGCCATTAATTCAAATTGGCTTATAACAGAGACAATAAAACATTTTCCAGAAAACACATTTGTAGTTTATGGTGATCACGATCTTTCTGAACATAGGTTAGAGAACGCAAATCGTTCAAGCATAAACACACTTGCACAGGCAGGAGTTTTGAACATATGTTCAGAAACGCATTTTGATCAAGAGCCGGATAAAGGCACGTTTCAGATTAAAGACAGAAAGATTGCAGTATGGCATCAGTTTACTTGGCTTGGTGAAAAAGAACCGTGGCCGGGATGTAAAGAACCAACAGCAGAAGAGCTTTTGAATAAGTATCCACAATTTGATTTAATTGTTACAGGTGATCATCATCGAGCTTTTATATTCGAGAAAGATGGCAGATTTCTTGTCAATCCGGGATGTTTTACTCGTCAGGATGCTGCTTTTGCCGATTATCATCCGAGAGTGTATTTGTGGTATGCAGACACTAATGAAGTAGAGCCTATATATGTACCGATTGAAGAAGAAGTAGTAAGTCGTCAACATATTGAAGAGACTAAAGAGAGAAAAGAAAAAATTACTGCGTGGGTTGGACGAGTAAATAAAGAGTGGACTTCTTCTGTTAGTTTTGAAAGTAATTTGAAGACGTTTTTTTCTAATAATGCAGAAAAAGTGAATCAAAATGTTAAACAAATAACTTATAAAGCAGTAGGGTTATGAAACGAAAAATTAAATTTAGAGTATGGGATTACAAAAATGAAGTTATGTATAATCCAGAAGATATAGGAATTAAACCATTAACTGATCGAACTTCACAGTTGACAATATCAAGTGAGGGTATATTTATAAGACCGGATAACGAAATGTTTGAATTAATGCAATTCACTGGACTCTATGATGTGAATGGTAAAGAGATTTATGAAGGAGATATTTTAGGAAATGATTTTATAAGAGCAGAGGTCATTTTTGAGGACGGAGCTTTTCAATTAAAAACGAATATTTATCAAGGAACAAGTCATCTTTCACAAATGAGATCAGAAAAACTTAAAAAAGAAGGTAACAGATTTGACAACCCAGAACTTTTAAAACTATAAATTATGACAACAATTGAACTTGCACGACAAAACGTAAAAGGAGTCAATCGGTTCATCACGGATGAATATTTAGACTCGCTGACAGTAGAAGGTATTTTAGCTTTTTGCTCTCCAATTGAGCGGTCGCATTTTGAACAAAAACTCAAAAGAGAAGGTGTAATCAAAGAAGATAAGGAGGTTGTATGAGAAAGTTAAAATGGTTTTGGCAAAGAATCACACGAGGTTTTGATGATCGTGAATGTTGGGGTTTAGATTTTGTTTTTGCTGAATATATGCTTCCTCGTATTAAAAGATTTCGTCAACTTGATATAGGAACACCGGATGAGTTAACGTGGAATCAATGGAATAATATAACATGGAAAATACAAAGAGCGTTGGAACTTATTATAAAGGATGAACATGATATATTAACTCCAGATGAAGAAAAGCAAGTTGAAGAAGGACTTGAACTACTTGGAAA